TGAATTCCTTGGAGTCTAGAGTTAGGAGTCCTCCCGCCATTTTTTCGCCTACTAGAGCGAAAGTATTTATGCTGTTAGACGTAGCGTTTACGGCGTGAGTTATAGGTCCGGATAGGATGGAGTTCATCCAGTATTCGATGGATTTTTGTGTGATTGTGGGGTTATCAGTTAAGAACTTCGTTCCTGCGACCTTGTTACCATTATTTGCTTCAACCGCAGCTTTATACCGTTTCCTTCTAGACCTCATGATATGTAGACCGAGGTCTCTATTTCCTTGACCAAGATCTGTAACGTATTTCTCCATAGCTTGCGGGTCTTTTATAATATGGAGGTTCTCCATCATCTCTGTATTTGTAGCCATCCTGTCTGGAACAATACGCTGATGCCCTAGAGCTGCGGAAATCTTCTCTTGGTTCTGTTTAACGATAATTGATAACGTATCGGCTTGTCGGCTGACCAGTTCAAAAGCGATTATGTCTGATGGGGTAGCTTCAAATCCGTCTGCCTTTTCGAAGAGTTCCGCCGCCATTTCAGAATAGTCGCTCAGTAATCCTCGGACATAGTTCTGCCGTTCGGTGATGACCCGAAGCTCACCGGACATGTCCAAGCTGTGGATCTGCTCGTCTGATAGCGGATCGATACCCATGTCTCTAAGTATCTGCTGATTGGCTACGACATCGGCTTTCACTTGGTCTGCTGTAAGTGTTCTCTTCTCGACTAGTTTTGCTCGTACTGCTTCGTCTGCTGCATTGATGTTATGCTTAATAGCTAGAGAAGCTTTACTGGTAAATCTCGTCCAGTTTAGGATGTATTTCTCCTCTTTAGTCAACGGATCAGTATCGGGGGTTCTTCCCTCCTCACCCTCACCTCTCGGACCTCCGCCCTCATCGCCTGGACCACCGCCGTCACCTCCTCGATCTCCACCACCGTCTTTTCCTCCTCGTCCTCCTCCAGAAGATCCCTTATCAGCTTCCCATATGGCTTTAGCTTCCTCTATGGTCATCTCTTCTCTAGATATCTTATCTATCTCCGCATTGGTAAGAGGACTATCTCCCCTTTTGAAGGCAATAACTTCGTCTATACCCGATACCGCCGGGTCGTCTAATTCCTTTAATTCTTCTTCTGTAAACCACTCGCCTCTTTCGGTTTGGCTAGGCTTAGGAAACCTACCGGCTCCTTCAATATCAGCCGCCCAAGCCTTTTCGGCATCCTCTAGGGTCCACTCATTATTCAATTTATCCAACTCTTCCAAAGTAAGAGGACTACCGCCTTTCCGGAAGGCGTTTATTTCTTCCACACCTCCTGTTTTACCGCTTTCTATTTCATCTATTTCTTCTTTTGTATACCAAGGTCCCCTCTGAATTTGGTTTTCATCTGGGAAACTTCCCTTTGGAAATGTTTCCCCTGAGGGAATGTCTGTTTCTTTTATCCCACCACCGTCAGATTCATCAGCCGCCGCCTTAAGTCTCGCTAGTTTTTCAGCTTCTCTCTTTGGCGGCTTGTCCTTCCATTCTCGGTTCACAAGATCCCGATAGTGGTTGTATAAAATTCGCTGTGGTGTTACCGCTTCTCCTGTGGCTTCAGAGGCTTCAGCGGCTGCTTTTTTCCTTTCGGCTATAGCTTTCTTTAGGTTGTCTTTTAGCCCCTTTAACTCCTGTTTAGCTTTCTGACTAATGTTTTGGGTTGTCGGATTACGCATTCCAGAAGCATCTCGCTGACGCTGCCAAAAGTCCTCTATTGCCTTAGCTTCGGGGCTCTGTGTGTCTGTAGTTTCGAAAAGTGTATCGGGAGCATCCCTCTGGACTCGTTTAGGAGTGACTTTCCACTTTACAATTACCCTAGCAGGAAGAACCCCTGCGCCGGTTTTTCCTGCTACTACTAGCCCTCTCCGAACTTCAACAAGATTTTCAAGCGGCACTTGGACAAATATAAGGCCGTGGTTTCTGGGTACTGCTGGCGCTCGTCCAGTTTGAAATAAAGGTTTTCCCTCATGAGAAAAGATTTCGTTATCTGGTCCTTTATAATCAGTTTTAATTTCTCCCGTCTGTCGTATCTGTACAGCAGTTTCCCGATCCGTTATGTGATGTAGAAGGACGTTGCCTTCATCATCGATTGTCGCACCTTGTCTGCTTAATCGTGATCCTAACTCCATACTATTTTTAACGCCTTCTTGGTCGTCTTTAAGGCGTGATGTTACTGCTTTCTTTACAACCTTCTCCTTCTTAGGATCATTCCACGGCAAACTTTTTTCTTCAATTTCCGCAACGACGGCCTGTTCTTGACTTACAACCTTAGCTTCTATTTCATCTACTGATCGTTGTTCCGTTACATACTCCTCCATAGATACATTAGTATCTGCGATTTCCTGTTGACGAAGCATGTCAATTTCAGCTTGGGCTTCCTCTTCTGCGGCACGACTAATACGAGCGTCAAAAGCTTCGTTTTCGTTTCGACCTCTCGCGTTAAGCTGGTCAGCTAGTGGAACCGAATCAGCCTCGTCTGTGATCTGATCGGACGCCCTTTTGGTAGCTCTTTTTGCAAGTTTTGCTCGCTGTTTTTCTAGAGCTTTACTAGCAATAGCTTCGGTATCTGATGACATTTCGTTTATTGCGTCATTTATAGTTCCGCCATCTCTTCGTACCCGTCTCGCAATCCGAAGGGCTCTAAGGGCCACAATAAATGGTTCAATCATTCCACCAAGCATTGCGCCTTCTAAAAGATTTTTAAGCCTTCCTTCTGCCTCTGTGTCCTCCTCCTTAGCTTCAAGAAAAGATGTTATAGGGTTTCTCAGCGTTGGAAAATTCTGAATGAAGTCCGAAAGTCTTTCTTCTTGCGGATCAAAAATTGCGAAATCTGTAAGAGCCCCTGCTGCTGTCGATTTTCCAAATTCCGCAGAATACTTGATCGCGGCGGCTTTCTTATATTTACCAGCAGCTCTAGCGGCTTCAGAAGCGCCCGCTACTCGCTTAGATAAGTTGCCCAGTTTAGCAACCTTACCCATCTTCCCAAATGCCCCAAAGATAGGAATAAAACCCACAGCGAAATTAGTTACACCGGACAATAGATTACCGGCTACGGTTTTCGAGCGAGCCATTCCGAAAGCGTGAGGAGCATCTGGAAGCAGATCGTCTTGAAGTATCCAATCAGCGAAGTTGTATAATTCAGATCCAGCGGAAGCAAGACCATGACCCACGCCTCGTATGGCTTGAGGAATAGAAAACTGGCTTACGGGGCTTTCAAGACCAATCTGTTGAGGCGTTAGTTCCGGAAGAAAGTTTTCGTTTTTTTGTTGATTTTCTCCCTGAGCGTTGTTTGGAAAATCAAAGTTTATAGGCATGGATAATGTTCCTATTGTCCTTTAGAACTCTTGTTAAGAATTTCAAGGATGTTATTTGCATCCTCGTCTGTATATTGACCATCCCACCTAGCAAAACCGCCAATATGAGCCCTAAGGAAATCGGCTATGTTTAAAGGTAGCTGTATATTATTGGGATTATTTTTGTTAAACGTGTTTAACAATTTAGTGTAGTTTCCATAGGCTATGATTGCCGCATTGTCGGGGATCTTGCTTATGAGTTGTGCAGTTTGTTCCTGCATTGACGTACCTGTTAGGGTACGGTTTATTCTTGCAATATCTTTTGCCGCCTCCAAAATTTCTTTCCCATCTCCAAACTGTGTGATATGCGGATCTAGGGCTTGTTTATACGAGTGCCATCCCGGTTGTTCTGTACTACCTAGTCGTAGAAAGTTTACCCCGTTTGCAGTTATTCCTGTTTCGAAAAAGTCAGGCCCCTGTTTATGGAGACCATCTTGCCTGATTGACCGTAAGTGGACCTCTGTTGCTTTATGATCTATTTGGAACAAACCTTCGTCATGAAGGTAATTTATAGCATCTAAAGCTGGATGCCCGTAGTCAGGGTGATCTGCGGCGAGAACTTCGATCTTGGGCGGTTTCTCTACACCATATACACCATTCGAGATCGAATATTCAAAAGGAAGGGCGACAAGTCCTTCACCATCTTCGGTTGCGGTATATCGTATAGGAATAATCGATTCCCCTAGCCCAACTAATCCTCTCCTATCTGCCCACGCAAGTCCTACGGCTCCTAAGGCAGCTAGGGCGGGGACCCTATTGAGTGTTCCCCAGAAATAGCCACCAAAGTTATCTAGCAGTCTCTGGTTAAGCCTTATTCTAGAATATCTAGCGGCGATTCTTGACCTTTCAATAGCGAGAGCCGTTTGGTAGGGAGTAGGGTTTGCCTGAAGTTTCAGAGGGTTACGGGAAATCTTTGGAAACGTGGGGCCTCCTCCTTTGGTTGTTCGAAGTGGAATTCCTCCGTGTTTCAGAGCAAACTTCTCTAATCCTCTCCCCAGCCTACCGGGAAACATGTTTCTTATACCGCCTATACCTTGAGGTAAGCTTCTCGCAGCCTTTAGTAGACCCGTTATTGTTCCCAAATGATTTTTGGCCTGAACAATGACCCTTTCCCCGTGTTGAAGCATTGACTCATATGTTTGGCCTTCCCCCGGATCGAATAAATCTCTGTCTCTCAGGTAATACCCTAAACTTACGACATCACCTTGCTCCATCTGTCTCGCGACGAAAGCTGCCGTTTGATCGTGTAGTAGTTGTTTTTCTTGGGGATCATGAAACCATCGACGGGGGTTAAAAAAGTTTTCCAATCCGCCTGCATCCGCAATGCGCTCGACTAGCGTTTCCATCGGCCTGTGATTAATACTCTCGTCGAAAATCGGACCGAATGATCCACTCATCTTCGCGCGGGAAATGTCAGTACCAACTCCGAATTCATTGAAGAGCCACTGTGTCACATCCCATCTATTGGTAGGCATAGCCTCGGGGATAAACTGGTCTCCGGTTACTAACGGAGCCAACTCTCCTGTGACAGGATCGACTAGTGGTCGAGGATATCGGGCGTATTGTTGATCTGCTACGACAGGTACTGAATCGTCCACTTCTCCTGTAGAAGTTACTTTTGGAGGAGGTGCAGCTACAACAACCCCTTCGCCATCGAATTGTGTAAACAATCCTGTATCCCTAATTTCCTGGGCTATGGGACCTGAAATTTGAAGTTTACCCTCTCCCGTCTCAATGACCCATTCTGTATCTAGTTGCTCATTAAACTTGCGATTAACTTCATCAATTATCGTCTTCATAGCCTCCACAGGGGTCTCCGAAGTGCTTTGTAAGTTCTCCCAATTATCTTCAACTGCTTGTCGTACTCTCTTCTGTCGTAATCTGGTAAAAATATCGGTAAGCGCTGTTTGACTATTCTCGTTTTCTACGAGTCTACCTACCCGCTTGTTTATCTCCACAGGAACGGATGGAATCAAATTAACTCCGCCCAGTTGTAGCTTCTGCATCGCCTTAGTTACAAAGTCATTTTTCTTCTCAAGGTTATTTTTCACATGGTCGATAATAACTGCCCGATGGTCAGCATCCGTTATCTCGAACTGGTCTAGCAGCGTGGCGACTTGGATTTTTACGTTCGCCCACGACTTACCGCCTATCGTCAAGGCGTTAAGTTGAGTTTGTTGTTTTGGCGTCAGTTTATGCCACGATGATATGCCATCTGTTATATGTTGAGACCAGCTCTTGAGTTTGCCTGTACCCAGTAGCTGGGTCATGGCATCCGGATCTTCGCCGCCAGCTACAAGAGCGTCAAAAATTTGATTCGGGTTAACGTTTGGATTATCTGTCTTTATCCTATAAATCGCGGAAATTATCCGCTTTTCATCTCTTTCCTCTTGGGTTAGTACCCGATCATCGGGGGTAACAATAGAATCTAAAAGTCCCTCTATACCTCTGATAACGGTAAGTGGAACAGTCGATTGTTCAGACGGATCATCGCTATAACCTATTGCACCTAGGCGGTCTCCTAGCTCCTGTAGTCGTTCTTCCGCCATACTTTGCGTCGATTCTTTCTGGAAAAGGTTTCGTATGATACCAACTTCCTGTTTTACCCAGTTTGTGACATGCTCGTATGTTTCAACATTTCCACTAGTTCCATACAGTTCGTGCATCTCATCCTTAATGGCTACCATTTTGGATTGAAAATAATGTCTTTCCCAAGCTTCGTCTCTCTCCGTTTCATCTGCAATGGCATGCGATTCTCGTTGAATCTGAAGTTCGGTAATTTGTGACGGAAGAGATATAAGGCTTTGAATCGCCTTTCTTCGTTCCTTCATACCTATAAGGTTATCTGCTGTTTCTTGAAATACCTCAGGGTCAGGAACGTCTGATCTAGTTTTCTCGGCCTGTTTTATCGAGTAATTCAGTCGGCTTAACTCGTTATTTAGCTGGGTGGGGTCCTGTTCTTTCCACCGGCTTTTCATATCCGCAATCTGCTTGTCATACGCTGTTACAGCAGTGGTATAGAAAGGTTGACCATCGGAGGTTCGTTTTTGGATGGATGGGTTTTGTTTTAAGAAGGCGTTTACGTCCTCCTCATTTCTGGGAGGAATATCGCCAGCCAATAGATCACCAATTTTTTCACCAAATTCTTTTTGCACTCTTGCGTAGGTTTGGTTACTACGTTCTTTTGAGATTCGACGGAGCCAGTTCGATTTTATCTCAGGCCATAGGAGAGATATATGTCTTAGAGCCACTCCAGATACAGGTGCTTTTTTGTTGAATAAGTCTTGCGACCATGTATCAGGATCTTCTGGGTTAGTTCCATAAAATCTGTAACTATTCGCTTCTAGTTCAGATGCTACTTCACTTAAGAACTTGTCCCCCATTATCTCCAGTTCCTTCATACGAATGAAGGCCCCACCTCCCTCAGGATATTTTCCTTCTTTCTTATATTGACGTTCTTCCTTCGCCAACCGCTCTCGCATTTGTTTGTAATTTTCTTGGGCGGTTTTACGGGCAAGCTCTCTGGTTTTAGAGTCTTTCCATTCTTCCACTATTTTTGGCGCAACGATACCAAAAGCTTCTTGAAGATCTAATATCGCAGCTCCCCCAGAATCTCTAGGTACTGGTTTCGCTCTTACTGTTTGTAGGTTTTTAGATGGGGAGGTATCCCTGACGGCCCTACGATAATTACTCGGTGGGGGCATTAGCTTTTACCTCCGTAGTGTTAGTCTGTGGGGTTGATGAAGCTTCCTGAGTGTTATCCATTCGTTCCTCTGGTGCAATAGGAAATTGTCCGTAAGCCTTCATTCCCGCCCCGGCTGCTGATATTAAACCGCTCGCAATATTTGGTGTAGCTGTCGGGGTAGGCATACCAATAGGTGCAGGAGATTTTGGAATACTAGCGAGTCTTTGGGTTTCGGCATCAGAGTAGAGATTATCGATCTCTCGCATACGAGCCTCTTCACCCCACTTTTGTTCTTGAGCCATGAAATCGATCCTTCTGAATTCAGTAGCCATAATATTATCTAAAAGGAGATCGACAGTGTTTCCATAGACTTCTCTGTCGGCTGCATCGGTGAGTTCTCTTGCATGCTCTTGTCGAACTTGTCTCATTATCGTGAACATCTCTTCTTGAGCGGTAATTCTTCCTTGCTCTATACCATCCAGAGCTGTCTTATAGTTTTGTGCAAGAGTTGATCTAGCTCTTGCAGAATTAACTTTATACTGCTCTAACGCATGCTCAAACTCCTGAATACGGTATTTGAGCGCGTCCTCGAAAGATTGCTCTTTAAATCTCCTGTCCTCTTCCGCTGCAATATAGCCATCAACAAGCTGACTCGTCCTACCGGCTATAGCTAAACCGACATTTATATCTCTTAGGTTTGCCTGCCCCAGTTGACCAAAGAATCCCCCAGTACCTTCGCCAGAAGCTGCATCTGTAGTCATAATATATACCTCTTAACTATATCTATTACTACGGGCGTTATAGAGAATTTCAAATTCCGCTCCGGTAATAGCGCAGGGTAATGGGGAATTGTTTGCTACTTTTATCGTAACTTGATTAGCCTTTGAATATACAGGTACTCTGAATACACCAGAGTCCATTGGTATTGAGTTTATTTTGAGACTGGATTCTCCAAGAATTCGTCCTGTAAATGGGTATGAGCTTGCAAGTGAGTCCTCTCGGTTATCTGGTTTTATCGTGACCTCAAAGAATGAGGTGTCATGGTAATTCAAAGACAAATATCTAATCTGCTTTCTTCCTTGGCTGATCAGAGCCATCTCATTTGAGATGGTCGCTTCTCGGAGAACAAGATCGCTGAATTCATAGTTGAAAGTATATGCTTCACCTAAAAAGAAATTTGTAGAGGACTCGTCATTTTCAACCGTCACAACCGAACCCCCATTTGGCTGGGTCAATACAGGAATACGATCTCCTGCGGTGGTGATAATTTCAATAGGGGAAGCGTCGTTCGTATAAATCTTATACGGCAATGTAATGGTCTTTCCGCCATCAGAGAACGTGCAGCTAGAATTAGTTATCCGCCGGTCCAGTAGAGTCCTGTAAGTAGACCCGCTATCAACTAAGCCAGACTCAAGCCGCATTCTCTCTAGATAAATACCATCGGCTCTCTTAGCAACGATATAAAGAGATGAGTCTACAAACTGTGTTCCCAAGATATCGCAAATACTGGTTCCATTATTCTGGGGAAATACGAAGCGACTCCATGATGACTGGACTCGTCCTGATCCCGGTTGATCGTAGAACTTGTAACAGTACATTACGTTTCGATTTGTGTCTGTAGTCAGGAAGACTACATCTTCATGTGTCGATCCTGTTATCTGTCTCAGTGACCCTTTAATGTACTGCGGGATTTGTGTGGAGACATCCTCGGCCTCGAATACGGTTTCCGTATCGTTCGATCTAATGTACTGGCGTAGCCCAGAGTAGTCCCCTCTGGAAAATCCGAAGTAAATCGAAGACCCAAGGCTTATCGGCTTAAGGTCTAATACTGAGTCGTAAGATGTCGTTTTAGACATCGATACCGTTGAGGGTGATAGTGCCGCCTGTCCAGACCCCAGTATAAATTGCGCAGAGCCGCTGAATAATATTAACTGACTTGCGAAAGGTACGGCAGAAGTCAGGATACTGACTCTATTGTGTGTCGAGGCTACATCAATGGGCGATGAGTCCGTTAGGTCCAGAATGGTTGGTCTAAAGAAATTGAAGAACTCTGATGTCTCGCTTAGTATTACATTTTCGTCAGCAAGAAAACCTAATCTACTTTTGAAAATGAATATATCGTTGATTTTCTTCCCCACGAATGTCGGGTTTGGGTTCGTATCTAGATCACCTACCAATCTTTCAGACCATACCGGGGCGGTGTACTCTACAGCATCGACGGTTATGGATGACCCGTCTAGTTTAGTGAGTCTGAAGTCCCCATTGGGAAGCTTAATGAGAGCATGCGGCATCGTGGCGGAATTTAGTTCGTATTCTACCCCATGAAGTCTGGTTTCTTCCCATGAACCGTTAGAAAAAGCTCCGTCAGCGGCTTTAAATTTTACATAGTAATCATCCAAAGCGCTGTCAGCAGTCCCTAGTATTTTTACGAAGAAATTGTTAGGCGCTATCGTAGGTAAGGACGTTAGCTTATCTATTTCAGTCTTGATGGGTATAAGAGATGTGCCGTTATTTCCGTCAGATCCTGTGAAAGTGAAGTCCGTAGTATCGCTAGTCCTTTTCATCCATATGACGGGTCCCTCTTGACTCATTGTGAATCCGGGTGCGTTACGGATACCTGGGGTGGCTGTTGCGGCTAATATGTTGCTGGGGAGTTTATATATGCGGATGTTTTCTTCGTTAGTCGCCGCAGTAAGCACACTGCCCTCAGTCAATGTTATTACATAGGTATCAGGATCGGCGTCTGTATCTTTGGCTACGCTTTGTATAGTAAATATTTTATTATTGTTACCGGGTTTGGTAGATCCTGTAATTAAAATCTTATCGCCAGCTTCAAGCCCCGCCTCAATAAAGTTAGGTTCCCCGGACGCATTTTGATCAGTTATTGTATCGTTTGTGCCTGTGGCGAAAGTTATTTTATCTGCGTCATCATCGGCTCTAAATACTAATTCTCCGGGGCCTAAAATGTTTCCATCGATATATTCGACAATAGTGCCCCCGTCCGGTTCCCCCTCGCCCGTGGTTGCGTTCTCAGGAGACGCAAACGAATTAAACCCAAGTGCGGTCCCGGTTAGAAAGGCTTTTGCGATGTTGGTGGTGTCTATAGCATCTCTAGCATCAAAAGAGTTTGCCATAGGGTTTCCGAGATGACCGGAGCCAATCGGTTCATATTCCCTAATTTGCGTACCTGACGGAGTAGTAACTTCCGTTTTGTATTCCACCCCACCAATCGTTACTGAAGCCGTATAGACCGTACCGTAATCGCCGGTCTTTATGTAGATAAGGCATTGAGGGACGGGGGCAGTATCTTTCGCTGTAGTTAAAGCCGCAGGCGTAGATCGATTAACTAAGAATGTGTAGTCGGCAATGGTTATGGCCCGTAGGGTTGATTCTGCCTTGTCGGAACTACTAGCCATCTTCAGGTAGTTAAGAAGAGCTGTTGTTGAGTGAACCGTAACAGCAGAGCCATCTGAGAGCTTCTTGATAATTAAAGTCGGGGTAGTCACCGACTCATCAGCCTTGATTAAAAGGATGTACTGGTCCGTAGCGTTAAGATTAATAATATGTGAGAAGTAGTCCTCAGAGTCTCCCGGTGCGCTTCCGTCAAGTTGAGCTATATGTTCAGTAGGAGGGCGTTTCGTAAGGCCATCTAATACCGAAGAGAATCCGTTATCTTGCGCTCCACACTGGTTATCAAATCGTAAGGAATCGGGCTGCTGACTCACTCCGCCCAGCAGATTAGGGATACTCTTAGATATTAGTGAGGTAGCTTTAGCCATTAGTTAACCACTCTATCTACCACATTGGCTCTGTCTATGGTTCTGTACACATCATAATTATCAAATATAGAATAATCGCCTTCGCTAGACTCATGAGCTTTCAGAGCGACAAGGGCTTGATATTCATCTACCTGATTGAACGTATTAAGATCACCAGCGCCTACCACTCGGTCTTGAAGCCTTCTCGCAGCCTTTATCATGATGTAATGTCTAGCCGCTTGGGGAAGATCCCCCCAGTCTAGCATGTAAACGATTGTGCATTTAAGGTCAGTGGTTATTGTGAATGTGTGATCCGTTTTGTTGTATAGCTTTTCACCTCGCTGAACATAACGCACTGTTCCTGAATTCTTAGCTTCTACATCTACATACGCAGCCGTAGTGGGAATAGGAATCTCATTGTCAACTGTAGGCGACAAGGTTACGTCAGTTTCACGGTTGAAGTTCCATCCTACGGCTTGCGTTTCTCTAGAGACCTCAGTCAGGAGGCTTTTAGCTAAAGATACATCCGTTGTTTCGTGAGTCGGATTAAGAGTGTTTATAGGAGCTTCACCGATAGCCGATAGCATGGTGTTAATAGCTTGAAGTTCTGTGGTTTTTGTTACAGCCATAGATAAGTCTCCTATAAAGGATGTCGTTATTCACTCTCATCACTAAGAGACGTTGTCGCAGCTTCCACAGCCAATTCGGCGTCTAAAAGAATACCATCGCCAGCCAAAGCTATACCATCCAGTACGCCACGACCAGCAGTCCGTGCGCCATCGATAAATCCTGTAGCGGTAGAGCAGCCAGCTAGTCCCAATAAAAGAAAGCTAATAGCAGCAAGTCGCATCATGTAACTCCAGTAAGGAAAAAAATGAGAAGCCGCCCCGAAGGGCGGCCTCCCACTGAAAGGAAGAAGAATCGATAGGAATCAATAAGCCAATTCGAACAGACATTCGTGCCGCAGGACTTCGTGTCCCATGGCGTACCCGGCCACAATAAGATGGCCTTGTCTTTCAATTCGGCGTTCGGCCTCAACTTTGAGATCACGGAGCTTGACTGTCCCAATCGCACTCTTGTGGTAACAAAGTGCCACAGGATGCGCAGCATTGCCAGTGAAGTCCAGTGTACCAGAAAGAGACGAATTATCACCTGCCTTAGCTGCACCAGCCATGTCTACATCAGCCGAAGGAATGTGATTGGACTTAAGGATCTTAAATCCAGCAACACTTCCGACTGTACCGCTTGCCATTGATCCATTCCCATCGTTACCAAAGTCCCGATTGAGAATGAGACCACCCGCAGTACCGTCAGTTGCGATCAGCTTGTAATAAGCGTCAGGCGTCATGACAATGTAACGGTCATCCGCAGGAACGTCCTTAGTGTCGAAGTATTCGGCTGCGGCAAACGCACCATCAATCAACTTCGCAGACGTAACGGCAGCAGCACTGGCAACGTCCAGATCGACCGTAGAACCCAAATAGGTTCCACCACCAAACCTGTCTGCCGTACCGCCAGTAAGACGGGCTCCAATAATACCATGATGGAGCAGGGTCTTATCGGCTTCAGCAGCCAATGCCCTCGCCATCTGCTTGGAGTATTCGCCACGAACATCAAAGTGGCTCTTAGCCTCATCAAGCGAATCGATAAAGACGCTGGAGAGAAGCAGATTATTGATCACAACAACCCGCTCACCACCTGCAATTTGAGACAGATACTCAGGAGTACCTCCATCGTCAGAAAGGATGTCCTGTCCAGCGACATGGTACGAAGCGTTAGCTGTCCCCACGGCGGGGAATTGTGCCGACTTTCCTGAGGTGATCGTCCGGACAGTGGTAGTCGGCAGCATCACATTAGTTTCGTCGAACACGGTGATAATTTCGCCACTGAATACTTTCAAGAAGAGAGCATCAGTCGCACCAGCAAGTTTGTCTTGCCCCATACGGGATGGGGTTGAAGCAACATAAGCCATTTCATAGGCTCCTATAGTTAAAGGATTAGAGTAGAGACACTGTTGTCGCTAATCCGTACGCTATAGGAGACTAGTTATCCACCGCAGTGGGCTGTCGCTATTCCGTTGAATTATCGTGCGACGGAAGGGAACCCGCATACCATCCTTCCGGAAGGTTTACGGAGTTGGAAGATAGCTCCCATTCAGAGCCATTCCAATGATATACATGACCTTTCACATCACTACCGAGACGTACTAAGCCGGTAGATTCAGGAACCATTACGACTTTCTGGCCCCCTACGCAACCAAGCATCCCGAATGTGCTTAGGCACAGGAGGACAATCCATAGCCGTATGTGGTTCATTTATCTTCTCGTTTATGACAGGCAACAAGGCTTTGAAAAGTTCTAAGATAGCCGAAAGGATTACACTATACATTTGGAGAGGTGACGCCTTTCTTTAGATTCATTCTAGCTCCGGTGTAGCCCATAGCTACTAGAGCCATCTCACCTACGGCAGCTACCTGTACCCATGGTCCTTCAGTCGGGACGATTCCAGAAGCAATCAAAGCTCCCAAAGCTCCCGCAGCCACTGCCAACCAAAATTCCGTAGTCTTATATCCTTGCTTAGGCATAGTTACTTCCTTAGTTAAAGGTCAGACATACTTATCCTATTTTCTACACTTGCCCGGTAGGACTCATCAGTTTGGTAGCGAGGATCTCGCATAGCCCGTTTAACTTGGTCCCATGAGCTAAAAGCACTGGACGAAGGGGCTCTCCCAGCTTCTCCCATAATCAAATTAGGAGCCGTAGGGTTGGAACGCTCTCGACGGGCGGCAAGCCCTTCAACTGCCAGAATTTTCTGGTTCACATCTCCCTCAAACATGATCTTGTCATAAGCATCAATATCTTCTTGAGGTAAATTGTCTCCAGCCCATGAGATCAATTCAGCATAATTATCCTCTCCACCTACCGGAGCCATGATTTTTTCAGTCATTTGATCCGCTAGAAGCTGTTGTCCAGCTACATAAGACTCTGCCAAATTTCGAGGCATACCTCGTTTAGCCAAAATTTCATAGGTCTCATCGGAGAGAGATCCTTTCTCTTTCATCTCCTCCGTCATGGATTGGATTTCATCCGAAGTAAAGGGCCTATCGTCGATCTTTACTTCTTCGGATTTGTCGTCTTTATTAGGTTCGCTTGTATTGGTTGAAGTTCGCTTTTCAAGTTCAGCGTAGGACTTCGCAAGGTTATCTATATTAACAGTCCCATCTTCATTCATGAATTTATCAGGAATATAGGTCTTGTTTTCGATACCAAGTTCGGTTTTTTCTTCCGCTTCTTTGAAGTGATCTGTTTCTTTTCCTTCCGTAAGACTAGGATCTGTTGGTCCTGTTTCTTCCACTGGGATGTTAACTTCAGCCATATTTTACTCACTGTTCTGCGGGGGGAGCTTGCTGCTCAGACATCTGAGCCATAACCTCCGGACCCATTTGTTGCATCATAGCGGCTTGCTGTTGTTGTTGCATCTCTGCCTGCACCTCCTCCTCGCTCTTAACCAGACCTTCAGAGTCGATACCTAAGGCCAATGCCCGTCGATCTAGGTATTCTCTAAAATTGATATATTGTCCTAAGACCTCCGGACCTAATAGCTGACCTACCCCAGCTATGAATTCATCTATCTTATTCAGGTCGTTACCGCGACCAAGAGCTTCAATCCCTGTGACTATGACAGGTCTTACGGCTTGTTTGCCACCTTTAGTGGTCATCTTGGGAACCTTCTTCTCCTTGCCCATCTTCTTCATAAGATAGGTGACGAGAGGAAGCTGGAATTCTTGCGACAATACGGAATATATTCCTCCTAATTGACGCTCAATAGATTGAGTAACCAAACGGACTTCGGCTGCGGTCACACGTTCCGCTTGGCGAATAGCATTGTCGGTCAGCAGAAACGCATACGCAAGCCGATCCGAAATCGTTTGGATCGTCTGCGAAGCAATCGCAAAGTCTTGGCCTTTGTTAAGCTGTAGAACAGATACGTCGTTCGCCGTGCCTTCCACGATAGCGCCATTTGGAGCCTCCGCCAGAACTCTGGCTCTAGTAACCCCATTAGGAGCTACCATAAATAGACATTTGGAGGCGGCTGCGGCAGCTTCCACAACTGCCATCATAAGTGATTCTAAACTCTTTAGATCACCTAAATATTGTTCGACATATCCGCGACCGTAGTTCTCGCCTTCAGCCCTATTCATACGAAGAACAATATAAGGACTTTCAGACGCCTTAAATTCGCCCTCTGTGCCGGGAATAGGTGTACCAAATATTTCTTGGTATACCTGCACCCTCTCAGGATCGACTTTAGAAGAAGATTCTACATGATGTATACATGTATATACGTTAACACTGTCCCCTTCTTCGTATTCAGACTTAGCGGCCAAGATGGCCTTTGCTTCCTCAGGAAGCATATCAGGGCTTACCACCTCCTTAATGATTACCTTTTTCGTACGTCCTAGAGGATCTCTTTGTACTACAAAGCGATCCAAGTGAATGACTCGCATACCACCTTTATCGGTGATATGGAGTACTACATTACCGGCGACAATAAGATGCTTAAGAGCTTCAAAAGTTTGAATTCGGTATCCATTAGTCTCAATTTCCGACATGATCTGACGCTCTGTCTTCGACATCGTTACTTCAAGCTGCGTCTCGACCATCTCGCCTTGAGCTTCAGGAAGTTCTGATAGCCGTCTGAGAGCTGCTGCATCCAGAACCAAACGGAAAAAGGGAGCGTTAGGGGGCAGAAGGCTTAGTAGTAGGGCGCTACTGAGGTTATTTACGCCCCTAGCCCCCACACTTTGATAAGGAGTTGGCAGTTCTGAAGCAGGTGTATGACCTTCATCCACGAAAAGCGTGGGAATAGTGAGCCTTGCGGCGTCTCTAGCCCGCTGTAAATAGGTATATCGATCAGACTCTAGCTTTTGATATAGACCTTCTACGGAGGAGATCATACTATTCTAGCTCCATAATTACCTGCCGACCCTACCCTCAGGCTCCCTTTACCCCGTTTTCGGCGTATAGCTAGGCTACTCGAAGAGGCCCTCTTAGGGGCGTTTTGGATTGCTAATTGTTGGTTTTTAGGTGCAGGAGGGGTTCGGGAAGCCTTTTCAGCTCTTTCAATGGCTTCAGCTTCCTTTCTCTGCTGCAACATCTGCTTCTCAGCCATCCTTTCTTGAGACTTTCGGTTCTTCCTTGCCGTAATCATACTTACGCCAGCCGATGCTGCGACAAATAGGCCGGCAATAACAAGACTGAGACCAAAGTCATATAAGACTACCGTGTCCTTTTCCTTCTTCAGCGCCAGAGGATCAAGAAGATAGAGCAGTATAGAGTATATACGGTCCTCTAAGCGGCTTAAGAAAAGGTTCATGTCATGTGTCCTAACCACGAGAAGTAATTTATCTATATAATGGTCTCATTTTGACGCTTATACTGTTCAGCAAGGAACTTAACAACATTATTCTGCCCTGACTTGTAGAAGATAGCATCATAAGTATCCCCCGGTGATGGGCAGGGTTTTGGATACAATTCTTCTAGTTTATCGAGCAGATCTTTGGGAACGGCAGGGAAAGTAGATTCCATAGGAATGTACACCTTATTCATTGAGGTGATCGAAAAGAGAGTCCTCTTCCTTTGCTTCGTCTTTTGCAGCTTTATATGCCGACAATAGGCAGAGGTAATTTATAGCGTCAATTACAGTGTCCCTGAAGGACTCATCGGACACTTTGAATTCTCCCGTCTTAACAAAACCGCTCATTCGCCGCAATTTATCAGCCAATCTGACCATAAACCCTTGTTCAGTGCTGACACCAATCCCAAGGAATTCCACGGTTTTGAAGTTCAGGAAGGGGTCACTGCCATCTTCTCCCCCTGAATAATCATGATTCTTCGTCATAGAGAGGTCTAGAGCTTCCTTACAGAGAGCTGTGTGGAACTCACGGTAGCCTTCACGATCCATGTTTGTTTTCATATCCTATACCTTTAAATACTGCTTAGAAAGAGTGTCATCAAATTTCGAACCGACCTTACGACCTAACTGACTTGGATGCCATAAACGAATTTCACAAGATCGCTTCTTATATTCCCGCCTGTCTCGGAGAATGTGAGCAACTCTTGCTTGAAGAAGTGCGTCTTCTTCCATCAAATCGGCTTCTACATAAGCCTTAACGACTTCCGACCATTGTCCCTCCTTTAGAATACGGTCTGCTTTCACAGGACCTACGCCGGGGCATCCCTTATAACCATCGGCGGCATCCCCCATCAAAGTTTGTAGCAAGTGAAACCTATTCGCAGATGCTTTTGTGATTCTAGTAAGAGAACCTGTAGAAGGCTTATACAATAAGCAGGGAATTGTTTTAAAATCCTTATCTTCGGAAACAACTATAGAATCTCTAGTGGCTAGAATACCAATGACATCATCAGCTTCTAGTGCAGGCCATATTACGGCCCCGTGGTTTTCGATCAAATGCTCCCTTAACGGGTTCCATAAAACAGGTTTTCGTTTGTTTGCTCTGTTCTCCTTATAAGAAGGTAGGACACTACGTCTCCAGTTCCTTTTAGGATCAGATAGAGCTATGGTCACATGTAAGTTTTCTGACGCTTCTCCCCCTCCTTCCAGATGCGCGGTATCAATATTATCCACAAGGGATTTTAAATACTGGTCGATTTGTTGGGCGGCTAGTGTCTGATCGGCGGTTAGGCTCCACCACCCATCTCCCCAATCTATAGGCTCTTCTATAGCAGAAGAGATACTGTAGATGGGAATATCACCGTCGATTAAGATCCTAATCATCTTTACCGTCTCCCGAAGTGATCATGAGTTTCGCAACTTCACACAGTCCTAATACGGAGTGGAATGTACCTTTAAATACTGCCGTAAGTTCCTCTTCATCTTCCGTCCTAGCCGCTTGTCCAACAAAAATCAGTGAATCCATCCTGACCTGAAGTTCCTCAAGAAGGGCGGAGGTAGGAATAAAAGTTATGTTTGGGTTTTCACTAGCCATGGCTCGTATCCTGCGTCTTTCTTGTGATTCCAAATAATAAATTGGGAGGAGTTCTTTGGTAACTCTTCGAAAGGAATTACCCAAATCCGTCCATCTTCAGAGCATGCTGACAATAAATGAAACGTGTTATCTTTATAGAGCTTTCCTTTCCTATTACCATGCGACAAGTTAACCTTTAAGTATGTCGGAGAATCGACATCAGGAACTTTAAATGCGGTCTTCACCTGAACCGTAAACACTTCGTTATCTCTTGAGATAATAAAATCAACTGCGCTCTGTCCTAAGTTGCTCCAGTACACCTCCCATCCTTGGGAGGAAAACCATGTAGCCGCTTGGTACTCACTCACAGCACCTTTTTTATGTGTCTTATGCATAACATTCCCGTCAATGTGTATCAGCCCATGAACATCCTATCTTAAATTCCCCATCCAAAGGACACCGCAAGTTTTATGATTATAAAGATAGACATCATCACCGCCACACTTCGGACACTTCAACTCA